ACACTTAAAGAAGTGATAAAAGCGTTACCAACATAGTAAGTAGTACCATCAGAAAACTTTACAGTTACTTCAGGATCGTTTGCTATCATTTTTTGAAACAACTCTTTGAAGTTTTTTGTAGCTGCATCAGCAAGTCCAAACTCTACAAATCCATCCCCTGAAAGTTCCCAAGATTTAAGACCTGCTAATGATTCAGACCATCCTGCACTTGCTTTGTTAGTAGAGTCTCTAAGGTCTCTAGAAACAGATAAAGAAGCGGAAGTACCATATAATAGTTTCTCTGTTACTGATCCGTGTGCTGTACCTGCTGTGTCGTTTATTGTTATGATCACGTCTGTTGCGTTTACTATTGCCATTTTTTTGTTTTTTAAATGATTCGTATTTTGAAAGTTAGCTGTAAATAGTATAATTTATTATTCCCATCGAAGTCTGATGATTGCGATTCTAATACACAACTTTGTAAGTTTACTCCGTTAAATGTTCCGTTTTTTTTGTCTAAGAGTTCCTGCACTCTAGCCCCTAAATTGATCACATCTTCATATGATTTTTTAAAGCATTCTATTTGCACCGATACCTCTGTAATGGTTGCCTTATGATCGCCTTTTGTGTTTGTGTTGTTTACCGTTAGAATATCATAATAAATACCTGCTTTTGGGCTGTCTGTATATATTGCCGAAGGCTGTATATTTTTCACGTTCCCCACCATTGAAACAATAGAGCTGTCATTTTTTAAAATGTGATAAATTGCTTTTCCTATATGTATGCCTATCACGCTCATTTTAAAAATTTAGTTGCTGCTTTTAGTATTTTTTCGTCTAATATAGATAGGGCTTTTTCCTGTGCTGATTCGTACCCTTTTTGCACATATCTGCGGCCTTTGAAAGCTAAATCGTATCCGGTATCATTTCCGAACTCTATCCAGTGACCTATATAGCCCATATATGCAAACTTATTTTTAACTCTTGGCCCTACGTATAGGGTTGCAAACTTTTTACTTTTACCGGTAAATTTTCCGATAGACTTTTTTAAATCCCCACGCTTTCGATTGTCGTAATTTGTGTTTTTACTTACTGGTGTGTATGATTTTACAGCTTTTACTATTGGAGTGGCTGCCGCTCTCATGCCGCTTAGAATAACTTTTCGAGTGAGTTTATCACTTGCATTCATTAAAGCTTTTTCTACAGCTTTGGCCCCTTTTATGTTTGTTGTGAATTGCATTACTCTTTTAGCGTTGCGATTATTTCTATAAAAGCTTTGTGACCTTTATAGGCTAAGCTCTGAATTTCAAAATCTTCATTATCATATCGAATTGAATCCCTTGAGGTTAGATTGCTTAAATCATTGCTATATCGAACAGTAAAAACTGCCTGCTTTACTGATGAGAAAATACCACCCTGAAGACGTTCCTTTGCCTGCAACCATTTAATATTTGCCCATTTATTAAATATAGAGTTGTATCCTGTATTATTTTGATCAAGAATACTGTCGGAAGATTCGTAAACCCCTCCGTAGTCACTTTCTTGAAGGAATGCCCTGTGTTTGATCTCAATTCTATATTTTAAACTCCCGGCATCCATTTATTTACTCCAAATAATTGATTTGTACTGATTTATTATTCTTTTGTATCCAATAGGCAGCTCTTTGGCGTTTCCGTATGTAATTGCGTTTCTGTTGTCGAAAAAATGACCAATCAACAAATACATGGCTTGTACTAATGCTTTAGGTATCCCTGTTGTTGGTTTTATAACATAGGATATTTTCACATTGTTAAGTCTTTTATCTGGATCAACATTCCAACCATTTGCTGCTGCTTGTATTTTTGGCTGGCCGTTGTAATTACTGAAATAATAATCTGTATTAATTGATAAATCTATCCAGCTACCATCTTTCAAATATGAAACCTTTGGAGTATTTACAGCTTCATAGCCTGTATCTCCTTTTTGCGCAATTTGTCCGTTGATTTGTAAAGTGATCACAGTATTAAAGCCATCTCTGTATTCTGTAATGTCCTGCTGAACTATACCGGTATTTGTTTCATCTTCTACAAATTCCCGAACTGTGGCAATTAATTCCGTTATATAAGCATCTTCATCAGTGGAATCAATTTTTAAATATGATTTTGCTTGTACTAAAGTGATTGGCTCAACGTTTAAAAATCCTGATTTTTCTACAAAAGGCATATTTTTTGATTTAAATAGAGGCAGCGGTTAAGCCACCTCTATATATAAATTATTTGCACTAAATTTATGCTTTAGTCCATTTTGCCAATACATCCCCAGCTTGTGCTGCTGCTCCATCTACTAAAGACGTAACTACCAACCTGCCAAGTCCTTTGGCTGCATTTGTGTAAGGGTCAAATAATACAGAAATCCCTCCAAATTGTCCGATATGTACCTTAGAGAAATCGCCAAATAAAATACGCTCTTTTCCTGCGGTTGCTTCGTTTCCTACGTTTGACGAAACTAGATACGGATGTGTGTTTATTGTTTTATTTGCTAAATCTGCAAACTGATTAACAAAGTTCGTTCCTGCCAATCCTTTTACTTTACCTAAAGCATTCGGTGAACATAAATATGCAAACCTTGCTCTTGAGGTATCTACATTTTTACCTAAACAATAAGTTTCCAAACCGTAAAGAATGTCATCAGTCAAGGCTGCGGCTGTTGAAAATGCATTTGCATCTGAATATATAGATGAAGGGCCTGCAGATTTATCTACTTTTGAAAGCAAATTAGATTCAAATGTAGCCATAATAGACTCTACCATATTTCTACGTAATGCAGCTTCGACTCCTGTATTTTGCGCCATCATTTCAGCCGACATACCTACAACAGAAATAATCTTATTAGGCGAAATCGTTAAGCCTGTTACTGCTCCGCTTTCACTTACTGCGCTAGGGTTTTCGGATACAAAACTTGACGTAATGTCGCTAATCACTGGAAATTTTCTATCTGCGCTTAGTCCGGTGTAGAAGTTAGCTCCTGCTTTAGCTAGTACTGAAGCCGCTTCTAACTGATCTACAAATGCGCCAGTATCTACGCTCTTTACATCTCCGGCAGCTGCTGGTAATGCTGTTCTCATTTGTAATACTGAAGCAGGGATTGCAATACCTCTGTATGCTGCATTTGGCTCTTTGATTCGTGCCTCTGCATCTAATTCTTTGATTAAACCATCAACTTGCCCAGTATAGGCTGCTTTGATCACTGCTCCGAAGGAAAACCCTCTTAAATCCTTGTCTGTATTTGCTACGTCTTGAATTGAGTGAGAAATCGGTGCATTGTTTACCAGATTTAAAGATCGCTCTAGTCGCTCAATTCGAGAGTCTAAATTTTCTACTTTGCTGGTGGTAAGATCAAAATCTTTTTGCTCTGTTACAGTTAGATTTCTGTCCTCTGATTCTGATAAATTTACAAGGGCAGTCATTTCGTCAATAGATGACTGACGTTCTTCTTTTAGTTGCTTAATTGTCTTTTTCATTTTAATTTTAATAAAGTTAATTTGATGTTGTTTATTGTGTTTTTAGGTGTTGGCATTTCTGCCTGTATATAATCGTCTAGGCTTCTAATTCCTGCGCTTGTTTGTGGGTATGCCGGTTTGGTCACAAGGCTAACATCAACCAATTTTTTTACCTCTTTGATTGTTCTTATGTATTCTCCTTTACTTCGCTTTTGCCAACTGTCTTTTCCTACATAAAAGCCGAAACTCATCTGTGAAATTACTCCACTCTTAACCAGTTCGGCGGTATCTCTTGCGGCCTGTGTGTTTGGCATATCCCACTCAGAAATTAGTCCCTTTTCGTCTGTACTTAATTTTAAACTTCCGTTACTGCTTCGTGCGAAAATTATATTATTGTCGTGGTTTAATAAAGCCACACAGTCCAATTCTGGGCTATCTAATGCGCTTCTAAAGGCTGCCGGATCTATTTGCTCTCTAAACTGCCCTAAGTCATGCGATAATTTATTGAATACGCTGGCATAGCCTCGAATTGTTACGCCTCCGCTTTCGCTATCTATAGCCCTCAACTCTGTGGTGTTAAACTGTCTAATCTCCTTACTGCTCTTCATTGTCTTGTGTTTTATTGGAATCAACCATATTCAAAGGCACATATAGCACATCACCGCCCTCCATGTCGTTCATGTTCTCCTTTCTTCTGATCTCGTTTTGAGTAATTGCTCCGACTGAATAAAGCTTTGTATAATATTCTGCCCTAGTCTTTGCATCTCCTCGAAGTAATCCGTTTGTGTTATGCTCAAAATAGCTTATGCCTTTTTCATTCTCAAAAATTAATTTTTTATTGAGTTCCTGCTCTATCTTTATAGCTATTGGATTGATCGTGTCGGTTAAAAATTCAATTGATTGGTGTTCTATATTTGAAAATGTAGCACGCTCTAAATCCCCCAATTTGTGAGGTGGAACTCTGAATATTCTGGCGATTTCTAAAATTGAAAATTTCCGAGTTGCTAAAAATTGCGCTTCGTCAGGTCGTAGCTGTATCGGTTTGTATTGCATTCCTTCCTCAAGAATAGCGGTTTCAAATTTTCCTCCTACTCCTGTGTGAAAAGTTCGCCGCCAGCTTTCCCTGAGATTTTGCAGTGCATCACCGCCTAATGTTGCCGGATGCATCAATACGCCGCTAATTTTTGCGCCTGATTCAAAAAATTCCTTCCCGTATTTTTGTGCTGCTATGCCTAAAGCAATATTATCCTTTGCTTTGGATATTCTGCTCTGTCCTGTAATCCCATCAAATGACATATCTAGCACATGAATCATGTCTGTTGCGCTAATATTTCCCTCTATACCTTTGACATTATAGACCAGATTATCATCAATTAATTCGGCTTTTACATCGTCCGGATGTACTAATTTAAGAGAGATCGGTAAACCTCTTTGTGTTCTTTCGATGTAAGCGTAAGCGTTACCATAACATAATAGTGTATTGACAAAAGTTTCAAAGAATGTGTATTTTGTCATTAAAGTATTAGGTTCGCTATTAACTAGAGTGAACAATGGGCTATCATTGTAGACCTCCCGACCTTTGTCTGTTTTCTTGTAATAGTTTAATGGAAGCTGTGCGATTGTCTCGGATATAACTCTTAACGCAGCATACACTGCTGAAAAGGTAAGTGCGGCCTGCTCATTAATAACAGGCGCACCATTTAAAAGTGAGAAATCTGTGAAATCAAAATTTCTCTTTTCGCTTTTTCCTTTT